CATGGTTGGCAGCTTGTGTGTCCAATCCAGTGCGGGCTACCCTAACGGGGCGCCTGGTCTTGAGACCACGAATCTTTTTCTTTTGCATTGTTTTCTTAGCCATAATTACAGTGGGTGCTGCAATCCTGCAGTAGCTAACTTCTTATCGCAAAACCTTTCACTTTCATTGACCCCACTGACTGCGGCATCCAACTACTCAAATCGACCACCAACCCACGTGCGACCCGGGTGACACCATCAGCATTGACACCACAATAGGCATCGTTGACGGCATCCCCAATCTCTCTGTTGGTGGCGGTGAAGGGAACTTTCAGTGAAACTGGAAAGATTCCTCCAGGGATTACAACCCAGGTACCAACCTCTTTCTGATCGTCTGGATGGACGATCATACCATCGGTTAGGCCCCAAGTGTACTGTGCCTGCAAATTTGCGTAGTCTAGCGTCGAGACATATGAGAGCCCAGGAATGTGCATGGATGCGCCCAACCCCCTCGCGAGCCACACAGGCCAAGTTGGCGCTGAATATGGCACAAGCGGGGTAAACCGTTCGGGCAGCTCCACAACACGGGCATTGACACGCCCGTATAGTGTGCCGCTATAATCATAGAAGTAAACCGGTTCTGGAGTAGTGATAAAGGGCCCCCCGGAATTGGCTACGGCAAAAAATGAACCAGAGACAGGTGGTGTCAGCCACCCACCAGCTGACCAGTTGATTAGCACCTCATTGTTGGGAGCTGTGAACTCTCCACTAACATTGGGGCGCGCTGGGCTGTATGGATCGGTGAAACAACACCTTGCCGCTGGTTGAGAATTCAAGCCGATAACCAGTCCGAAGCTCTCCCAACCTAAAAAGACTGGGGGAACCAGAAAGGTGGAAACCCGCGCGAACTGCGGGCACACATACCTTAACGGTAGCCGTTTGCCACCACTCCATGTTACTGGCCACCTATTAGACATACCAAAGGTTGTTGGGGAAGACGATGGGGGAATCGTCTAGCCGGAGTGCCTGTGCCTCAAAGAGCTTCTGCATGTGTGGGTTGATGCCAAACGCCGCATAAAACGACAGCCTGGCCTCATCGGTGACATCAACGTGCTTCGAGGTCAATCCATTGGACATCATTGAAAACCCGTATCCGACACTCTCATGGCTGCTTGGGCAGCCCACACCACTCATTTGCTCATATAGGGCCTGAAGACACGGCACCCCGGATGCTACTGCGGTACCACAAACACCGATTGCGGCGATGCGTCCACGTACTTCGTCCTTGCGGACATCAATATACATTGTATCTTTCCGGAGACACTGGGGGAATTGTCTGCACATACGCCAAACCCCAGATGCCCACACCGGCTGAGTCTGGCAGAAGACGATACGCTCAAAAGTGTAGACCGGCTCCTCCACCTTCATGGAGAACCCGTGGTCAAGAAAGAACTGGTCGAGACCAAGCCTAAACTTGGTGACATCCACCCTTTCCATGACGACTACACAGTCATCACCATTGTTGGCGAGCCTGGCCCTGACGTCGACGGCGGAGCAATAGGCATGCACCAACGAACACATGAGCAAACAATTGCCCAAT